CATTGATGAAATTTTAGCAGCAATGGCGAAAGCCGGGATATATCATTTCCGCTTTAGCAAGCACCCGAACACAATTACCGAGCAGTTGATGAAATGGCAAACGGTAATGATTGAAAAAGAAGCGGCCGGGGTGAAGTATTGCGAGACGGATAATTTGAGCAACAATCCGCACATTATTGACCGTAAATATTATCTTAAAAATTTGATAAATAGGATTTCGGTGCTGCCAGGATCGCGCGGCATAGAGGGAAATTTAACAAAAAAGGGACTGGTCGGTTGCCAATACGGAGGGCTGGACTATCCCCGGACAATTATTCACTTACAGGGTAGAAAAAAACGATGAAAGTTTATTTTTTAGACGATAAGCACAACAACGCCGGCGACATGGTCAGCCAGCCGATACTCGAACACTTTGGGATTGATTACGAACCCTGCGGCCGGAAAATCCGGGGGAAGATGCTGGCAGTCGGAAGCGTGATGTCAGCATTGCGCGCCAACGATGTTGTGTGGGGTACTGGCTGCATAAGGGACAAGATCATTGAATCTCCACCTGGCGCCCGATTCCTGGCCGTCAGGGGGCCTAAAACGAGGGCTTTGATAGCAAGGGGAGATGTGCCGGAGGTATACGGCGACCCGGCGCTGCTTCTTCCCTTGGTTTATGACCCGATAGTTGAGAAAAAATACAAGGTCGGGGTCGTGCCGCATTACATTGACAAGGATATCGTGGAGCAAAAAGACGGTCAGCATTGGATAGATATTCAAGCCGACTGGCAAAAAGTGGTCGAGGAGATAAAATCTTGCGAAATGATAATATCTTCGAGCCTTCATGGTATAATTATAGCGGAAGCGTATGGGGTCCGGGCCACCTGGGTGCGGTACAGCAATAGAATTATCGGCGGAGATTTCAAGTTCCAGGACTACTTTTTGGGAACCGGCCGGCAAGAACAAAGAAAGGGCTGGTTGATACCTTCGATTGACGGTTTAGAGGAGCGAAAAAATAAATTGATAAATGCGTTAGAATTATGGAAAAAATCGACTTAGTCTATATCCTCGGCAATGGCTCGAGGTGGAACAACAACGAGATAAGATATTCGCTCCGCAGCGTGGAGAGCTTTTTCCCGGCCGCCGGCGAAGTTTTCGTGATCGGTGAATGTCCCGAATGGCTGCAAAATGTTACCCACATTGCCAAGCCAGATTTATACAGCAACAAAATTTTAAATGCCATGGTCAAGTATATGGCCGCGGCGGAAGACAGGAGGATAAGCAAGGATTTTGTTTTGATGAATGACGATTTTTTCTTTTTAAAAAACACAGAGGAAATTCCGTACTATTCGCGCGGCACTATTGCCGAAATGTTAAATTTGCACCCGAGCAAGAACGGCTATTATTTCAGATCTCTTTGGGACACCAGAAAGAGACTCGATGCCATGGGGATCTCGGACGCAATAGATTTTGAGGTCCATGCTCCGATGATTTTCAACAAAGAAAAACTGAAAACTGTAATGGGAATGGTGGGGCCGGAAAGAGCCTACGCTCTCAGGTCTTGTTATGGAAACCTCATGGGATTGACCCCGGAGAAAACAACAGACTTCAAGGCGGCGAACACTACCGAGTTTTTAGTTCAAAAGATAAGGACGGATTCGCATTTCCTGTCCATAAATGACGCGCTGGTCGCAGATGAAGATTTCAGGGATTGGATAGGGACAATGTATTGGAGAAAATCAAAGTATGAGCTGGACGAGGGAGGTTTGAAAATACCACCCGGCCGGCCGATCAGTTGCAGGAAATATCACGCGAGGAAAGAGTTTCGTTTCGGCTCGAAGCTTATCCACAAGGGAGACTTATTGCCGAAAGAAGTAATTGACGAGATAAAATCCAACCCGGCGATGGCCGATTGTTGGAAATGGGACTAAAACATGGATATTTCAAAAATAAAACCATATCCGAACAACGCCAAAAAGCACGACAAAAAGCAGATCGAGCAAGTGGCGGCGAGCATAAAAGAGTTTGGTTTTAACCAGCCAATAGTTGTGGACAAAGAGGGGGTAATTATTGTGGGCCATGGAAGGTACGAGGCCGCAAAATTTCTCGGTATGAAAGAGGTCCCGGTTCTGCAAGTTGAGCTCAGTGAAGAAAAAGCCAAAGCCTACCGCCTGGCAGACAATAAATTGAACGAAAGCGGCTTTGATATGGATCTCGTAGTCGCGGAGTTGAAGCTTTTGCCGGAGAGCATGATTGACCTTACAGGGTTCGACAAAACTCTTATTCTTAGCGAGGACGATTTCGGGACAAGTTTTGTTCTACCAAGTGGAGAAAAAACTCCGCTGCAACAAATGACATTTACTTTGTCCAACGAGCAAGCGGAAGAAATTAAACAGGCGATATCGGAAATAAAAGAGACGGCAGAATATAAAAATTGTGAGACCTTCGGAAATTTAAACAGCAATGGCAACGCGCTTTATACTATTTTCCAACAATGGCAACAGCAAAAGACATCATCGTCAGAGTGATCCCGTCCAGCTTGGGAAATGATTTTATTCGGAAAAATCATTACAGCGGAAAGGTCGTCCCGAATTCGACCCTACATTTCGGTTGCTTCTTGGGGGGGGTACTGCATGGGGTTCTCAGCTATGGCCCGAGCATAAACAAAAAAGGGACGATCGGGTTGGTTAAAAATACCGGCTGGAACGAATTTATAGAATTGAACCGAATGGCGCTTGATGAAAAATTGCCGGCGAATAGCGAAAGCCGCTGCATAGCGATAACGATAAAGCTTATCAAAAAGCATGCGCCGCAAGTAAAGTGGATAATAAGCTTCGCGGACGGAACGCAATGCGGCGATGGTACGATCTACCGGGCCAGCGGCTTCAAGCTTGTTGGCATAGTAGAGAATACAGCTTTGAGAGTGAACCCGGACAACGGCCAGCTCGTGCATATTATTCAGGCCCACCATCTGAAAATCAGCAACGAATTTCGGAAGTGGAAACCGATCAAGGGAAACCAACTGAAGTATGTTTATCTTATAGACAAGACATGCGAGTTGAATGTTCCGGTGCTTCCTTTTTCAACGATAGATAAATTGGGCGCCGGAATGTACAAGGGAGAAAAAATAACTTTTGAGGAAAGGAACAAAGCAAAAGATGGACAGAGTTAAAGACATAGAGGTTCGGGTGATCCCGTCAAAAATGGCGAGCGATTTTGTGAGGAAAGTTCATTATAGCGGCACAGCTGTCCCCTACTCCATTTTGCATTTTGGGTGCTTCCTGGACCAACGGCTGCATGGGGTATTACAATACGGAGCGTCCATCGACAAGCGGAAAGTGATTGGCTTAGTAGATACCGGCCTTACAGTCAGCCAGGGGTGGAATTGCTTCCTGGAACTTAACAGAATGGCTTTTGACGAGCATCTGCCAAGGTGCAGCGAAAGCAGATGCATCGCGGTATCAATTAGACTGATTAAAAAATTTGCGCCGCACATCAAATGGCTTTTATCTTTTGCAGATGGGACACAATGTGGAGACGGGACAATATATCGCGCGAGCGGGTTTAAACTTTGCGGCATAAACAAAAACAGCACCATTTATCAGCTGGCAGACGGAACTTCGAAAGCAAAGCATGGGACATCAAAAGCAGATTTCACCGGGGCCAAGAAAAAGAACGGATTTCAGCTGAGGTATATTTATTTGATAGACAAAAGTTGCAGGATCACAGTTCCGATTTTAAGCTTTGCAGAAATTGATAAAGCCGGGGCTGGAATGTACAAAGGGGAAAAGGTTACTTACCAAGAGAGAAATAAATCAAAAAAAGAGCTATAATAAGATCATGCGCCGGTAGTGTAATTGCAGCACATGGATATTCCATATCCAAAGAGGCGGTTCAATCCCGACCCTGGCGCTCCATAAAATATGTCAGACGAAAAACCAGAAGAAAAAAAAGACCCGACCGACAGGCAAACCGGGAAGGAGGAAAAATATGCTTACACCATAACGGACAAGAGCTTCGGAGAGTTCAAGGTTTTGAATAGCGCAAATGCCTGGTGGCTTGACCAGCTAAAAGTGAGGGATTTGATAGCGGCTTACAAAATAGATTCGACCGATGAGGAAGCTTGCGCCTATGCAGGGGTTTCGTTAGAGCAGTTGAGATATTTTAAAACTCTCCACCCGGACTTTTCGCTTGTAAAACACGCTTGCAAGCAACTGCCGATGTTAAAGGCCCGAAAAACGCTGAACGACTCTCTTGACCAGCCTGTTCACGCTCAATGGTTTTTAGAGAGAAAGCGAAAGGCCGAATTCAGCAAGCGCGAAGAAACAGTAACCTATACCGGGGAAAAAACCTTGGAGGATTTATTAGACGATTTTAAAAATGAGACAACTCCCGAACAACAAAATACTGATTCAAAAATTGTTCAAGATCAGAACAAAGAGGGGCCAGCAAGTACCGTTCCAGCTGAACGCAGCGCAGAATTATTACTGGCAGAAAAAAACCCGCAGAAACCTGATCTTGAAAGCCCGGCAAAAGGGGATAAGTAAAATCATTGATGCCGACCAGCTCGTTGATTGTTTTACCAAAAGCACAAACGCAATAGTGCTGAGCCATGAAAAAGATTCGACCCGGCGCTTGTTCGCCGCGGTGCGATATTATATCGACAGCCTGGAAGTGAAGCCGGAGATCTCCATCGACTCAAAGCAAGAGATGAAATTTCCAAAAAGGGGCAGTTCTTATTTTATAGGAACAGCCGGACAGAAAGCCGCCGGCAGAGGAGATACCCTTGACCGCGCGCATTTATCCGAGGCAGCTTATTACAACGACCTGGAAGCGATCCTGGCCGGCGTAGCAGAGGCCGCAGAGTATGGACAGATAGACATTGAGACGACACCGAATGGCAGAGGGCATTTTTACGATCTATGGCAAGCCGCCAAAGAGGGACGCAGCCCTTACACTTGCATTTTTATACCTTGGTTCATTGATGACGAATACAGTATCGACAATATGACCGAGGACGAGAAGACGGGAATGTCGGCCGCTTTTCAGGGAATGATAAAAGTTTCGGACGAGGAGTTTTTAGCAGGAATGTCGGTCGAGGAAAAAAGAGCCAGGGACAAAATAGAAAAAGAGTGGGGAATGATTTTGACCGCCGGGCAGATGAAGTGGCGCAAGTATAAAATTTGGGATAAGGGCCAGATGTTTGCGCAGGAGTACCCGGAGGACGATGTCAGCTGCTTTCTACAATCCGGCCGGCCAGTATTTACTACAATTATTTGCGAGCCGGCGAGGAAAATTCCGCTGGATAATTTCGAAGCCTGGAACGCAGACCAAAAAATAAAAGATGTCCTGGTCAAGAAAAGACTGTACGGTGGGATAGATTGCGCAGAGGGAACAATGGCAGGAGACGCACACTCGTTTTCGGTCGTTGATGTTCAGGGTTCGCAAGGCGTGGTAGTATTTGAATATACCAGCAACGAACCGATAGATATTTTTTACCAAAGGATAAAACCGATCTTAGACAAATTTAATATTTTTCTCGGGATAGAAAAAAATGGAGTGGGAGTGGCGCATGTCCAAAAAGCAAAACAGCTCGGGATAAGATTTATCGAATGGGAGACAACGGGGACAAACCGGCCGGTTATGATCACCGACCTGGAAGAAGCTTATCGCAAGGGCGAGCTGATAGAGACCTATCCGGCAGCGCAAAACCAGGCGTATGACATGGAGTACACCACAGACAACCGCCCGGAGCATAGGAAAGGAAAACACGATGACAGCATTTTCTCTCGCGCGATCGCCTGGCAGATGAGAAAGAGACCGGCGCCGGGGGTTACATTCTTATAGGATTTTTAAAAAGTGATATAATAAATTTATGGCTTGGTACAAAAATCTTTTCGGGAATAAGAAAAAAGACTTTGGTTCTACGACGACCACCGGCGGCTTAGAGCTTATCGCAAGGCTCACCGCAAATTCTATGTCGAAGACCGCGCTGCTCGAACAGTACGGTAAATCGCTTTATGTTTTTACCTGTATTAACAAGATCGCCCAAAAGACCGCGAGCATAGACCTTCACCTTTACAAAATAACGAGCAGCAAGGGGGATACCAAGGAGATTTTTACCCACCCGGCGCTTGACCTTTTTTATAAAATAAATCCGTTCCAGACCAAGACGGAATTTTTGGAAACAACAATCATAAATTTAAAATGCACAGGCGAGGCTTTTTGGTTTAAAGTTCGAAATGATCGCGGCCAGGTTGTCGAGCTTTGGAATTTGAGGCCCGACATGATGACGATAATGGCCGACCCGATAAACTTTATCAGGGGTTACGAGTTCCAAAAAAATGACGGCTCGACTGTCAAATTTATGCCGGACGAAATTGTCCACATAAAATATCCAGACCCGTTGAATCAATATACCGGGATCGGGCCGCTGGCTGTTGCGCAAAATAGAGTGCAGACCGAGGAGTTCGCGACTGAATGGCAGCGCGATTTTTTCTTGAATAGCGCGCGCCCGGACGCCTTGATAAAAAATCCAAACAGCGGATTGACCAAAGAGCAAAAGGAGGACATCAAGGACGGCTGGAATAAAAACCACAGGGGCAGGAACAACAGCTCGAAGCTTGCTATTTTAGAGGGAGGATTGGAATATCAGCTCATTTCAATCTCTCAAAAAGAAATGGACTATATCGAGTCTTTGAAATTTACTCGGGACGATATTTTTGTTGCTTTCGGGACACCGAAGTCGGTTGTCGCCGTAACCGATGATGTCAACCGGGCCAATGCGGAAACCGGAATGTATATTTTCTTGAGCGAGACGATCAAGCCGGAGATGATGAGGCTTGTTGAAAAAATGAACGAGCAAATTATCTACCCGGATTTTGACGAGACCCTGTACATTGATTTTGACGACCCGACCCCGGCCAACAGAGATTTACAGCTCAGGGAATATTCCGAGGGGATTCAAAACAACTATCTGCTTATTAACGAGGTCAGGGCGAAAGAGGGTTTGGCCCCGGTGCGCGGCGGCTGGTCTTTTTATATGCCATTGATGAATACCCCGATGGGAGAATAAGCAGCACAGACC